AAACAAAAAGACATTGATCTATTAGTTATTAAAGAAAATAAATGGTTATTAGATGAAAGCATAGAATTAAAATTAATAGAAAAATGGTTAAAGGAATAATATGTCACAACATTTTTTTTACAATATAATGAGAAAAACTATTGTTCAAACTCTTGATATTTTTAATAATATAAAGATAGCAAAATATAATGATCAAGGTGAAATTGAAGAATATATAAATGTTCCTTTGAAATTCGCACCAAAATCTAAACAATGGTATTTTCAGCAGTCTCAAAGAAATAAAGATGGATTAACTATTTCAGATATTATACTTCCACAAATGGCTATTCAAATGACAGGAATGGATTTTGCACAAGATAGAATGGTTAATAACCTTCAAAAAATCATATCTGATGAGAATTCTAACGTATTAACAGAACACTTAACACCCATACCATATGATTATCAATTTACTCTTGAAGTTGTATCAAAACATATGATAGATATGATACAAATCATAGAACAAGTCCTGCCTTGGTTCAATCCTCATATCATTTTAAGAATAAATATACCTGAATTTAATATAATGCCTGGTAAAGATGTTTCAGATATAAATGAATATGGATCTCATTCTCTTGAATTAAGAGTAACATATAATGGATTTAATCTAGATACACCAACTGATATAGACATAATGGATTATAGATTATTAAAATGGGATTTTCAATTTACTGTTAAAGGATACCTATTTCAACCTATTAAAAATGAACCAGCTATTAAAAAAATTATTACTGATGTATATGGCAATAGTTCATCTATCGCTACCTCAGGTGATTATCTTTATAAAGATATTATTACATCAAGTGATGTTGTTAAATATGATACTGATATGAAAATCTTATATGATATGGAAAGAGATGAAAATATCTAATAATATATGTTCTTCTAATATATGTTCTAGTGCAATATATGCAATATATGCTCTAGTGCAATATTATCCCTCTGGTAAATATGCTGATATTATAACATAAATTTTTGCAAAAGTAAAGACATAGGAGAAAAAATTTGAACTTCCAAAAAAAGAACTTTAATAAGGATAAACACAGAATATATAAACCAACAAATATAAAAAAATATAATGGAAAAAGTTATCCTATATGTCGGTCAAGTTGGGAATTTTCTTTATGTAAATGGTTAGATAGAAACGATAAAGTGTTACAATGGGAATCAGAACCATTATCTATACCTTATAAAGATCCAACTAATCAAATTATAAAAGGTAGAGTGAAAACAAGACGATATTATCCTGATTTTCTTGTTAAAGTTATAACTAATGAAGGAGTTCAAACATGGCTTATAGAAGTAAAACCTTATAAAGAAACCATCCCTCCTAAAACATCACATAAAAAAAGTACAAAAACTATCTTATATGAACAAAAAACATGGAAAACAAACCAAGCAAAGTTTAAAGCAGCTGATATGTTTTGTAAAAGAAGAAAATGGGTATTTAAAATTCTTACTGAAAAAGACCTATTTTAATGGATAATTTAAGTTATAATGTAAATAATATAATAGTAGGCACACCTAAATCTAATGAATGGAGAAATGATTTATTAAAACAAAGTTTAAATGATATTACTAATTTAAATGATTATATATATATTTCAAATCTGGATCAGTGGTTAGAAAAATATATTACTCTAAAGGAATTAAATGAGCAAAAAATTATCATATAAATATGTTAAAGATTATATTGAAAAAGAAGGTTATCAATTATTATCTGATACTTATACTAATAGTAAAACAAAATTATTATTAAAATGTCCTAAAGGACATGAATATAAAGTAACATTTAGTCATTTTAGAAATGGTGTAAGATGCAGAGAATGTTCATATAAAAAAAGAGGTAATGCATTAAAAGAAAAATGGTCTGAAAGAAAAATTAATAGAGGGTATACATATGAATATGTTAAGGAATATATAGAATCATTTGGATATAAATTATTATCTGAAACATATATAAATGCTAAACAAAAATTATTATTAAGATGCCCAGAAGGCCATTTATGGGAGACAATGTTTTCTAATATTAAATCAATGGGATTTCGATGTAGAAAATGTTCTTATAAAAAAAGAGGGGATATGTTTAGAACATCTTATAATGATGTTAAAAATTATATGTTAAAGTTTGATCAATATCTTATTAGTGAAATATATAATAATAAAGAAAAATTAAAGATTGAATGTGGTATATGTGGTTATGTATATAAAAAACAGTTTGCTAGTTTTAAATCTGGTCACATGTGCCCACAATGTGGTATTAAGAAAAGATCTATGTCAAAAAGATATACATATCAATATGTTAAGGAATATATAGAATCATTTGGTTATGGATTATTGTCAGAAACATATAATAAATGCCATGAAAAATTATTAGTAAAATGTCCTTCAGGGCATGAATATGAAGTAAGATTTTATGCATTTAAACAAGGCCAAAGATGTCCTTTTTGTAGTAATAATACATCAAAAGGTGAAATAGAGTTACAAGATTATATTGAATCATTAGGGTATGATATCATAAAAAATGATAGGACAGAAATAATAAATCCATTAACAAATAAAAATCTTGAACTGGATATATGGATTCCATCTTTAAATAAAGCTATTGAATATAATGGCACTTATTGGCATAGTTTAAATGAAAGAATAAAATGTGATAGTATAAAAAAGGATCAATGTATACAAAGAAATATTGATCTATTAATAGTAAGTGATGAAAAATGGATTAATAATAATAATATAGAAAAGGAAAGGGTTGAAAAATGGCTCTTAAAGTAATTAAAAACTGGTCTTCTCACGGGGTAAAATGGCGTAGCGGAAATTTTTATACTTTCCGCTACAACTGAATGCGTTTCGACATGATCCAAGCCCGGTAATTATTTTGATGTACAAAATTCAAGGCATACACCCTAAAACTGGTCATCAACACAGATATATTCAAGCTATTAACCTTAACTATATCCCAAGACAGCAGAGAAAAGCATTTACAACTTTATGGTTAAAAGAAATGGAAAAGAATAAAGGTGATGTTGAATTTACATGGGATAGTGTTCAATTTAGATTTCCTTATCTTGATACTGCTGTGCGTAGATATATGATAAAACCTGTATATAGAATACAAGGTGCACAATATATACCACCTGAAAATGTTGAGGACGTTGTTGTGAGTACATGGGGTAAAGATTTTAGTAAAAAACTTGATATTGACCTAGCGGCGAAGAAGGCTAGGTCGTTAGGAAGAGGTGAAGCATTAAAGAAGAAGTATAAGAAAAAATGGGGTGGCTTTGGTTCTTCTTTCTTTGGATTTGCTAAAAGGTTATTTAATAAATAAAATTTTTGTATTTTAGCAGCTTTAAAGCAGCATTTTTAATAAAAGATTTAAATTTATTCAGTAATATATTATATTTTTGATAAAACATAATATTTTAAGAGATAAAATTTTAAGATTTTTGTATTTTAGTAGCTCCAAAACAGCATTTTTCATATATAACATGTTGTTTTTATTAAAAAATTTAATTTATATGGGAATATATTGAATGGAGAAGTATATAAAAATAAGGTTGTGTTTAAAGGATAAATTAAACTTATTATTTTTTGATTTAATTCCAGAGCGTGTATGTGGTATTCTGCCTAGAGAGAAAGTGATACAAAAAGAAGAAAAAGATGTTTATGATAGGGAAATAATTGAAGAGGCGGTAAGTGATGAAATGGGTGATATCCCGTTTTTTGATAATATAAATGATTCAGAAACCAATTTTTAGATAGAGGTGTGTAATATGTATAATGGCAAAAATAGTAATAGCCCCAAGAGGATCAGGGAAGACAACAAAGATATTATCAAGTTTTGACCCTGTAAATGATTTGTTTATAACATAGAATAAGAGACATATTAAAAAAATAGTTGGTAATTCAGATAGAATAGTTGGTAATTTAGATGATTTAGATAAAATTAGGGGTATTTTTATTAACACTCTTTATATTGATGAGTATTTGTTTTTTTCCTAACAGGAATAAAATGATTATTAGAGAATTAATAGATACTCTTAAAATTAATAATGTTATTGTTATGA